CCTCCGGAGCCGTGTGCGGTGGTTCGATTCCACTCGGGCGTACCAATAAAAAAGTGCCGTCAAAGCCTAGTTTTCAAGGGCTTTGACGGTTTTTATTTTTTGTGAATCATATTCTTGATAGTGCCGTAAGAAGTCGTGAAATGGCATTAAAAAACACTAAAGTGCGACCAAAACTGCGACCACTTTTGACATATTAATGATGATGTTTCCCCGCTCTCCACAGATAAAAAACTTTACCTGCTCCAGCATCAGGATCGTTGATGTATGCCTTGGCAAATTTTACATATTGCGCAACATCTTCTCCCCAGAGATTCGAATAATCGCTATGCAGCATATTCATTAAATAATACCAGTCGTACTTATTGGCATGTACACCGTTCTGATCCATAACACGGGTAGTTTCTTCTACTGTCCAATGTTCTCCGGTAGTACCGTCAACATTTTTCATTTCCGAAACTGCCTTTTTAGCAAGGTGTTCATCAAAGTGCGGACCATAAGCTATACAATGAATTTTCATCATTATAGCTTCGTAATCTTCCTCATCGATGACTTTGATTTTTTCTAATGCACAGCAAACAATATCATCAACCTGTTCTTCTTTTAATTTGTCACCGTCAATATGCTCTGCATAATGATCGTACTTATGCATTATCTTCACCGTCCTTCTTTTTAGGTTTTTCCGAAAGATTTTCAAGCACTTTCTTTGCAACCTTTTTAGCTATTTCCTGACCTTCTCTACTTGAAAGAAATGCTATTGTAAAGCCAATCAATAAATTGCCCATTGCCAACGCCTCATTTCTTTAAAGTAACAGACGATGGAGTAACTGTAGGCGGTGTAATTTGTGGCCATACAAAAGCTGTGCAGCAAAGATTATTACTGCGAACCACTGCTAAGGGCGGTTCTGTCATCACACGCAAATTATAAATTTTTCTGCTGCGGATTTGATCTGCTCTTACTCCGTCACCACAACGGTTAATCATTTGAATTACTGTCCCGCCTGTGCCATTTAAAATAACTACCGGCAGTGCATCAGCACCTGCGGGGATTGCCTGGGCAATTAACAAACAAATCTTTTCATTATTATTTATTGTCATCGCCGGAATTGTAATTTGCAATTCATTAGCAGCAACTGCCACCTCAGTACTGGCAACTAAATTAGGACATACTTTACATCCATTATTTCCACACATATTATCATCTCCTATAAAAAATAGGGCGGATTTCTCCGCCCTGTATCACGTCTTACGACGGAGCCTTACTTTTTAACCCCTTTAAACCATGTTGCAACCGCCGTTCAGGCTATTAATGCCCAAACCATTGATAATGCCGGCATTCGGGCAAACTGCGCCAATACCAGTAACCTCAGGTTTCGGAAGCATACGGCAAGAGATAGAAGCCAGTTGAGCTTCTACAGCGTTGAATTTAGCATCACTGTATACGCGGTTTTCCAGAACGACATTTTTCGTACGTTCCTGAGCAAGTTGATCACGCAGGTTTTGATACTCATAAAAGTCAATCTTCGTACCGAGTGCAGAGAAGCCAGCCATAGTTTGCTCTTGGGTTTGACGAGCAGTATTCTCAATCAAATATTGAGTACGCGCGCTGTCGATGATTCCCTGTTTTTCTACCTGGCAATTAGATACAGCATTGCAACCATATGCAGGAGCAGCACCGTTATTGTTCCAACCACCACGATTGCCTAAAAAAGCAGCAAACAGGATAATCAAGAAGATAGCAATCCCCCAAGTGTTAAAACCACCATAATATTTTTCGTCCATCTGCAAACAACTCCTTTCTTGATATTTTATTTATCACATCAGCGTTTAAGCTGTTGTAACCCTGCACGTAACCTTGCTAAATTATCATTTGGCTGTTGCCCTTGATTAATATCAGGCTGAACAGTTCCGCCGGTTCCCTGTAAATCACCGACTATATTTTTTACTTTGTTAAGATCTACACCAGCAGCCTTAGCAATAAATCCAGCCATAGGATTATTTAAATATCCATTGACCTTAGTAACAATGTCTGAACTAACACCATTCTTAGCCAAAGCGTTTAGCGCATCACCCTTACTATTGACCTTATTCGCTACATTCATCGCCGTCGCCCATGCTTCCGCAAGGCGGTTCGTGTCCTGCTGGTTTAGTCTCAGCATTTGTGCTACAGCTTGTGGATTGATCATTTTTAAGCACCTCGATTTCACGCTTCATATTCTGCATTTCTTTCAGCATATCTGCCATAAGTTCCGTTTGCTCCTGCATCTGCTGTTCTGGTGTTTTAGGTTGGGTAATTACTTTAAGTTCAACAAGCTTGTTATAATATTCATTACTGATTTTTTCTAACTCATCATACGCACTTTGAGTAACTCCAACCTTCTGCCTGTTCCCATAAAAATCAACCTGAATAATATTTGTTCCATCTACAATACAAGTCATCGTTTGTGGATATGTAGTAAGTACAGAACTGCTTGTAATTCCTAAATTCATATTGCCACTCATAGTCTTGCCTCCGTTCATTTATCTTAACTATATTATCCGTTAAATCAGCTCTTATAATCCGTCAACATTCCCTCATAATTCCCTAATATAGGCATAAAAAATAAGGCAGCCACAACTATTATGTGACTGCCTTTAATGCTCTCTTAACTGAATTATACGCCTGCTGCAGATCTCTTTCGACCGTTTGCACTGACGTATCTATTTTCATCGCTATTTGATAGTTTTTAAGATCGTGAATAAACTTGAGTTCTATAATTTCTATTTGCCGCGGCGTTAGTTTGGCTTCTGAAATGATTGCTTCAAATTCCTTTCGTGTGGACTGCGAAAGCCAATCTCTTGCCTGCAAACGGCAAGTATCCATATAATCACCTGCTCGCTGCTATAGCTCCTACTAATACCCCTCCTGCAAATCCCCAAAAGGCCTTCTGTCTCTGCTTTAATTCACTTCTGGACTTTTCTTGTTTTATTTGAATGCTCAACGTCTGCAAGGATTTGTTTTGCTCTGCTATTGTTTTTTTGGAGTTCGACAATGATTCCTGCGCAAGCATTAGCTCGCTCCTTATCTTCTGATAAGATAAACGCTGCTCTTCGATTAGCTTCTTCAGCTCGTTCGAGTTCATCTGCTGCAGTTCCAACGTGTTCGATAGCCCTATCAACAGATTTTCCTGTCTGTTTATTATCGTCTGCAATTCGTTGAACTGTTCCCTGGACATCATTATTGTTTCCGGAAGTTCCTCCGCAAAACAATTTAAAGAAAACGATAAGCACAGCAATAAGGGCAAAACTAATAATAAGATACTTGCTATACCTGATTTGTTTTTCTTCATTCACTTTCTGCCCTTCTTTCAATTTAAATTCTATTTCATTATCATTAAGATAGTTCTATTTTCAATATAATCAACCTGTACGCCGTTTTCTATACTCCTGCTTATATTTCTAGTGTTTTGGAGATAAAACAACGCACAGGCTAATTCTGCGGCTGGGTTTTATCTTATAGATTATAATAAGTAATGCACCCTACCAAAATCGCAAGAGCAATACCAGCCCAAATCAAAATACGCTGTTTTTCCATATTAGTCACCTCCTTATACAATCTTTACCAATTATGATGCCACCAGATAGCCTTACCACGAATAACATCACCGCCTGGTTTCAGTTCTCCGGCGCCTGGCACATCTGGCAATTTCCACAAGTCCCAGCGTTCAAAAGTAGTTGCCGGGCCGTAGTCGTCTAAGTCTGCTGCTTCTGCATGTGTCATTACGGTATCGGCATTAATGTCCAATCCAAGTTCCTCACACAGTACAGCTACAACTTTCGCCATACTATCTATCTGTAACTCTGTCGGTGGCACGTTGCCAAAGTCGATATTCCCATCAGCATAGGCTACAGCATCTACACAGCACGATAAAGCAATCCCAATAGCTCTAGAATTGCGCCGCCATGTATGAGCCTTATATTCAGTTAAATCATCTGTTGTCGCTATAACAGCGCCGTCGCTGTCAATGTTTAGGTGATAGTCACTAAAAAACTGGTGATAATTACCAGCTGACCAATGTAGATAGATCTTATCAATATTACCTCTAGCCCTTGCTGCTAACTGCCGTAGCTCATCTAAAGTGATTCTTTTTGTCACCATTATTCTCTGCCTCCTTTTCAAATGGATCAGGCACTCCATTCTCGTTTTTGTCTACTAAACTCGTAGCTATAAAAGTCACAAATGCAACCATAGCCGGACCTGTGATCTCTCTTATCAGCGCCAGCAGGTCAGACATAACAATCTTATCCAACCACAACCACATATACATCCACGCAGCGTAATAGGTCAGTATAAGTAAAACGACTGCAATAAAATAGCCTACAATGACAGCCATTATTTTTGGCGACATTGAGGCTACTTTGTTTCTGGCACTCACTATTAAGTTTTTTATTTTCTCAAACATAAATATCACTTATCCCTTGGATCATTCACTTTATAACTACACCATAAACAGCTACCGCTAATGTCGCCAACCAAGCCAGTAAACTTACGTTTCCGCGGATGCAACCGCTTTGACATTCTAAGTTTGTTATACGCTCCTCGTGATCGGCAATTGTTTTTTCTTGTTGATCACATTGTTTATTTTTCGCCTCACCCAAGACAACGAGCCTAGTTATCTCCTGACCCATTTGATCTAACCGTTCAAAAATTCTTCTAGTATCTCCTTCTGCCATATCAACGCACCGCCTAATTTAATATAATAGCGTCCAAATCCTCTTTGCTTAATGCTGCGGCTACCTCTGCCTGCTTACTCCAACCTTGTTGTTTGCAAGCGCCCACGTGGGACGATAAGTCAGCACACCATGTATATACCTGCGAAGCGTTAAGATACTGTATTGTTTTAACAGTTTCACCATCTTTATACCCCCGTACCGGACAGCCGTCAGGATATTCATTTTTAAAGCGTTCAGTGCTTACGTTCAGCGCAATCCCCTGCATCGTAAGCTGCGTGTCCTTATCGCTATCATATCTTACTATCTCACCAGTGCATTCAGATATAAAACCGCCTGTGATTTTACTTTCAGTCCAAACGTCTACCTCTGACAGCTTGATAGCTTTAAGTTCTTCCAATGTAGGCTCAGGCGATTCATATTTGCTGTAGCTACCATCAGAATTATGTATATACTCATGTCCATCAATATTACCAATTAGAAGTTGATAATCTTCCTCTGTAATTAATACAAACCCTTTTTCAAGCAGTTCTGTAACTTGTTCCTGTGTTTTTTCTTCGGCGACGTAAGTATCACTGCGTCTGCCATTTTCGTCAAATTTTATTAAATAGGTCATACTTTTATTTCTCCTTATAGAAAATTCCACTGGATTTACCATCCAGTGGGGCGATCAAACTACATTCCCCCGTACTTTTACAACAGCGTTTCAGGTTGTAATGCAAACTAATAACAATAAAGGTGAACAATTATATAAGGACCAAGTAACTGTAACAGCTATCTCTAACAATGGTTTTACCATTGGGTCGCCCGGACAAGGACAAAGATATGTAGCGTTTGGTATAAGTTAAGTCAAGCCACAAGCATAAAGTCTACAAGGCTGTGAACCACTCCAGCGATCATCATTGTAACCATTACATAGGGTAAAACTAATACTGGTATTACTAACACTTGTAACAAATGTTTCGCAGTTGCTGGTTGCTATAACATTCGCATAATACAAAGTTGAAAAGCTTCTGGGGAAATTAATACTTCTATATGTAGCATCAGTATTGCCTACCCACCACTGGATGGTAAATCCAGTGGAATTTTCTCGCGCCCAACCTGCCGACCCTTCTGAAACAGTCCAACCGGAACCAATACTTGCATCACAAGCTGTTATAGTGCCAGCTTTTAAGTACACCGGCGTGGTGCTGTCACCTACAGTACTGTTACTCGCAGTTGCCGTACCAGCATTAAGATAAATTGCCCTTACGCCACTGCCTACCGTGCTGCTCCCGAGTTTTGTTGCTGTAGTTGCGGTAGTCGCATTAGCTACGTTGTTAATAGTAATAGTACTCGTTGTTCCATCGTTCTTTGTTATAGTAATCGTTGCATTAGAATTACTCAGTCCTGACAGTGATGCGTTAATTGCAGCTCTTATTTTTTCAACTGTTACTATTCCTTCAAGTCCCATTTTTCCTCACCTCAAATCGTCAGAACAAAGCCGGCAAACTTCTCCGTACTTTGGATTATGATATTACTGCCACTTTCAACTACGTCTACCATAACACTCTCGTAGGTACTGCCATTAGTACGATACATACCAAGGAAGTGTTTTCCTGAAGCTGCCAAGGTAAATGGATAGTAGCCGTTTGATAATGTTCCCCAGTTGGCGCTACTTGCTGTAAATTCAGTTTTGGTTACTGTAGTAGCAGAAGTAGGCGGAGTATACCCTAATGCCGCCACAACATTAGCTTTAGTAATACTGATTGTCCCGCTGCTGTTAGTGATATTTGAACCAGTTTTTACGCCGCCTAGAACACTAGCAGATGCAGTAGGCAGTGTATATACAGTATCCGTAAATACAGCATTAGCCGGTACTGTTTTGTTAAGTTCATAAGTACAAGCTTTAGGAACACCACCATCAAAATATACAGGCTGTGTTGTACTGCCGGCAGAAGTTGTTAGTTTAGCGGCAGCAGCTGCAGTTTCGGTCTTACCGAGTTTACCTGCTATAGCTTCATTCATAGCTGCCGCACCCGTTTTATCTTCTGCAATGTAATCGGCAATTTCTTTTAACGTATCGTAAGTATCAGGCGCTCCGGCAATCAGCTCATCTTTTACTGCCGACTTTGCAGCCTCAATAGCACTGTTCATATCAGTAGTCTTTGCATAACTCGCAGCTGCTACACCACCTAATTTACTACTATCAGCTGCAGTTTCGGTCTTACCGAGTTTACCGGTATCCAACGCTTCAAAATTAGCATTGATCTTAGCGTCTCTCTCTGCTAAAGTTCCGGTGACAATTTTTTCTACACTCATTCTAAGTAACCTCCATCTAATATTATTTTCCCTGTGAACGCTTTGCTCACATTTATAACAACGTTACCGTTATTATCTACTCCGGCATTAGCATAGTAAGGATAACTAACGCCATCAATTATTTGTGTTAAGCTGACAATGACCGGACTGTTTCCTGCCTGGTGTTCCTCAGCGGATATGGTTAGTACGAAATCACTGCCAACCTCTGCAAAATCTTCATCCGTAAAGTTTTTGACATAGACCTTATCACCAGTCTTTTTTGTCAGCGACGCCAGTATAACGATGCCTGCAAACCTTTCAGGAACTTCGATAATCACATTTTCAGCGTCCATATAAACGCCGGTTAGTACCATTTCATACTGAGGCTTCTTGACTTCCTTGTATACGCCTATAAGCCTGCTGTTACCCATTGCCATTGTAAGACGCCACATGCCGTTGTTTTCAGTCCATCTGTCATCTGTCGCAGTAAACTCTTTTGTTATAGTTCCGCTCTCGAACCGCAGTAAAATATCTTCTGCACGGTCAGCAGCATCTTCTGCTTTCTCTGCATCTTTCTTTGCAGATTCTGCACTTTCTGCTGCTGACGTTTCAGACTTCTTTGCAGATTCTGCACTCGCCTGTGCCTGCTCCATAGCAAATTTAGGATTAGGCCCAGCAATAAGTTTTTTACCGGTTTCATCCCAATAAAAACTCTCATTTGGCATTGGCTGTGGCAGAACTGTAGAAATATCTTTAGGCGCTGAATCTGATAAACGAATTGCTCTTGTTACACCGTCCCACAGCTGTTGGCAAATTATCGTTAGTTTATCCAATGCCGCTTCGATAACATTAAATGGCCAATGAGTATCCAACTGAGATTCCTGTGTTATAGGAACCTCACGATATAAAACAAGCTGCCACCCTTCAGGTAATATTGGTGGTCGTTCTGCCTCTGGTGGTTCTGCTCCCGGAGAATAGCCAGGATAAAACACTACTGACTTCTCCATATCAACGAAATAATCTTTGGTTAAAACAGTTTCTTTTAAATCAGGATCAACAAGTACTACATTAATATCGGTCTTTTCCAATATCTTAAAAGAATATCCAAACTCTGTAGCAACTCCATTCCCATTGTATGTAATCCTATTTTCACTACTGCCTATCAAAGTTTTCCCTCCTTCCAAATAAAAAAGCGCCTACCGAAGTAAGCGCTTTCTATTAAGTTCTAACTAACTTTATGATACTATTTTAACTCATTTTTATAGGGGTTTTGTCGGATACATTTTTAATTTTTTTACATCGCCTCTGCTCTCATATCCAATAACCTTACATTACTATTTTAACTCTTGTTAAAGGGTATTTTGTCGGAAACTTTTTAAAAATTTTTTCTTAATCTAAAGTAAGGTTAAATAACTAAACTAAATTGACAAACTATTATAATTTTAGTAGTATAATAATAGATAAAAACAACAACAGTTATATAATAGTATAGAGGTGATATATATGTGGACTGGAACATGTGGATTGTTAGAAGGTAAAAAAAATGTACTTTTACCTGAGTTTAACTCATTCCAAAATACAAATAATAATAAAACCGAAGATACTAATTGCAAAAACAATGATAATAAAGAAAAAAAATAAAGAGCGGATTTCCGCTCTTTATTTTTTTAACAATTATTATCTCTTCTATACTTTTTCTCTTGATTATACCACTTATTATAAAGTTTTATAATTTCTGTATAATATTTTCTTGCAGGATCATCATTTCTAATAGCTATAAAAAAATACAGATTTTTTACATATTCTAAAAATGTTTGATGTAATGAAGGGTATACATAGTCGCTTTCAGCAAGATTATTATTAAAATACATACACAAATATTCCAATTTATTTAAAACTTTATCCATCATAGAAACAGTTTTAAAGTAAAGATCATTAATCCATAATTCATTTATAGATTCTACTGTAAGATCGTTTGATTTATTTTTAAACTCATAAAACTTTAAATACAAATCAATTTTAGATAAATTATATCCTATTGTAAGAACTTCTATATAAATTTCAGGTTGTACTTTTTTCCGAAAAATATTAATAAGACGTTCTCTTCTTTCTTCGCCAAATAAACCATCCATCTCTTTTTTATCAAATCTTATTATTTCTTCGTTATTTAAAAATAGAATTTCATCAATGAATCCTATTTTTTGTAAATATGAATTAAAAGCATGTAATTCCATAAGGATATCAGTAGCATATAATTTAGCCATTTCAAAAGCATTTTCCTGTGCAAGTTGTTTATTTCTGGTTTCATTTTCTAACTTTATATAATATACTTGTACAGCAACAAAAATAAGTGAAATACCAGTTGCTATAGCTCCTAATGATGAAAAGAAATTAGTATTTTCTGTTAGAATTTTATGAGCAACAGGACAATAATATAAACCTACAACAGCCGATATAACTAATGCACTAATTATAGATATTTTATTTTTAGACAGCAAACAAAATATTTTATTTTTAAATTCTGCAATCATACACAGCTCTTCTTTCCACGATAGTAAATACTTTTTATATTATACCATATAGTTTATAAATGTGATATAATTGTGAAAAAGTGAAAGAAGGGTTATTGTGAAAAAAATATTTTTGTTAGTACTGTTTATAGCTGTTTGTATAATAAGCTATTCATATATATATGCTCCATATAGAGAACAACAAGAAATAAAAAATAATTTAAAAACAATATATCAGAATTTAGTAAAGATTAATAACGAGGTAGGAGAACAATTTGGGAAAGAATCTGATAACAAAAAGTTGCTTAAAATATCAGGAGATTTACTCATGCAAAAAAATAAATTAATTTCCACAAGAGGGAAAATTAAGAACGAAGAAAATCTTGCTATATACAACAATCTGTATAAATCTATTGAAAAACACTTTGATTGGATTGAAGCTCAGAAGGTTACAAATGAAAAATATGATAAAAACCAAAGAGAAATTCAAGCTATTTTATCTTTGGGAACTTATGAATTAGTATTTGGCGAAGGGCAATCGTTAATGAATAAAGTTGACAAATTGCAAAAAGAAAATGAATCTATTATTGATAAATCCACTGAATTATTTTGGTCATTAAATAACGAAGAATATTTGACTATTGTAGAAAGTTATTTCTAGCAAAAAGTAAAACCGCTATCTGTTGAAAACGGCATGAGTCATTCGGGCTTCTCGTTTCCAATCAGTTTAGCGGTTTTATTTTTATTCTTTTAAACTGTACTTTTCGTTTGCCATAGTAGCAATCCTTATAATGTCCTGTTGGTACTTATCCATTTGCGCCCGTTTCTCCTGAGCAGACAACTTAGGATTATTAAGTATTGTCTGCCGTTTTTTATTAAGCGCACGCACTTTTTTCATTGCATTTTTCAAGCCATTCCAGTTTTTAGCATTTTTACCTAACTTACCATAGGCATTAAACTCTTTACTGGTATCATTATAAAGCTGATAGAAATCCTCTATATTCTGGCTTCGTTTACCAGGCGTATAACCGAACCGCCCAATAACAGGCTGTTCATTCATATATTTAGCTGGCAACTCATTTTCACGGCCCAAAGCATAATCACCAATCATAGCATTTAAAGTAACAGCCCCGGTAGCACCTACATTCTGGATCAAGTTATCAATTTTCTTCGGAGAGACATTCAAAGCCTGACCAAGTTTTATTGCAGTCATGCTTGTATAAATATCATATTGTTCTTGATCTGGTAAATTCTGCAAACTTACAGGTATGATATTCTTTTCCGTAAAGAAATTATAAGATGACTGCCATTCTATAAACGGCTTCATGAAAGCAGGTATATAATCCGGCAGCATTGTATCAAGTGTATTTGCAGCCCATTTATTCATTGCATCCGGATTATCATCAAGCAACTTACTAAGACTTCTTTTAAATCCGCCTGCTAAAAACGCAACTTCCTGTGGTAATGGAGTTTTTACTATTTCAGCTCCAATTCTTGCAATAAAATAATTATCTCGAATGTCCTGAGGAACATCCTGATACCAATCTTCATCATGAAATGCCACCCATTCAAATAAAGCTGGCAATATTATTGCTGTCCCTACTCTGGCACCTAAACGCACAGGGTGAGCCTTAACCTCTCTAATGAGCCTGTCAGTACCCTGAATGGCCGCATTAAAGAACGGAACATATCTATTATATTTTCTCGCTAAACTCCCTCCTCTGCTAAAGTCTGTAGTTATTTCTTTCGCTTCCAATCCAGCTTCCTGAATACTTTTTCCTTTTCTGCGTCCTGCAGCAAATTCGCCTAACCTGGCCGCTTCTTCTAGCGACTGATTTAATTTCTGGAACCCCTTGTAAAGCATTGTTCCCAATTTTACACCTGGAGCTTCTTGTAATTTTTGCCATTTTAAACTAGATCTTTCTGTAGAAATACGTGTCGTCATCGGAACACCAGCAACTTCAAACTCCCTATATAGGCTGCTTTTTTTATGGTAATTGCTTCGCAATGCTTCCCAAAGGCCATACATCGTATTACCAATCGGTTCGATGACAGGAATAGTTGTATTATTAGAATACAAAACAGATGTCAAAGTATCTCTGGCAAGGTTAAAAAGACCAAAAGCAGGTGTTCCTGTTGCACCAGCACGCATAACTTCGGCTGGTGTCATAAATACTTTTTCAACAATATTAAATGTTGGCAAACTTAAATTAACCATTGCATCATATAATTCTGGTGCTGTTTGATATGATTTCTTTTCACCATTTTCCCATACAGTAAACACAAAATTCTCTGGAGATCCTTTACCTTCTAAGTCTGGTCGCTCCTCTAAATAACTACCAATGCCTTCTACATCTTTTAGTCTTGATAACGCAAGCCCTACTTTATTTCGTTCTGCAGCATCCACAGACTTCTGTGTATAGGCAATTAAGCTATCTAACGGATCAATAACATTTCTATTACTGCCATATTCATTTAACCCTTTTATTGGGTTTGTAACATTCGCAAGTCCTGACTTTGGTTTATAACCAGGTATTTTCACATCCTCCATGCTTCTATCTCTATACATAGGGACATAATTTTTATACTTTTCTGCTAATGTATTATGCTGTTCCTTACTAATAATTCCACTATCTTCTAAAATTGACAGCACATTATCAAAATGTTGATGAACCTTTTCAGAAGCACTAATAAACTCTTTAGGAGCATTTTCTACAATACTTGCTGCAATATTCTTCTCCATAGATCCATTATATTCTTTATGAATGCTTTGTAACTCAAGCTGTCGTTTAGCTACTAAGTATGTAGAAAATGCCTGCCGATTATCTTTATATCCATTACTCCGCAGATAATCTTTAGAAAACTTTACACTATCCACTTCTTTTAAAATATCCTGCAATGTAACAGCATACTTTAATTTGTTATTATAGACTTTATTTAAAGCCTCAATAACATCTGTCGGCTTACCCTTATCATCCAAAAGCATTGTTGACCTTGATTTTGCACTGCTTGCAGCACTTCTTGCAAGCAAATAAGGATTATCCTCATATGGTAACTCTTTACCAGTCTTGTCAATAACAGTTTCAACAAATTTATTTATAGGGTCTTTATCATCAACCGCATACTTATATGCGTCCGCCAAAACATCTTCTGCCTTTTGGGTAATGCTCTTTAAATTTAAATCATCAGCAAAAGATATAGAAGCTCTTCCCCTTGCCTGATCGCTTTGCAGAGAATAACGACGCATTACATCAGCAAGCCTATCAAACTTTTTAGCTAAGTCTTTATTGTTAGAGTTCCTTAAAGCCTGAATAAAATTCTCGTAATATTTAGGGAAATTCCTTTCTGCCATTTCTGGGTCAGCAAGTATTTGCCTTGTAAATTCAGCAATACCCTCTGCACGTTTTTCAGCATTATTATATTCTCTAAATACGCTATTATTCCCCCATACATTCTCCGCTCCAGAAATAAGTTCTGCATCGCTGCCTTTGACTTCTAATTTTTTATCTAAAAAATGTCCAATTTCATGTGAGTATGTAGCATAATCAGCAAAAGCCCTACTTCTTACAACTTCTGGCCCAACTTTAAACAACCCTTTATATTTTTTATCAACGCCTCCGACACGAACTGGAACGATTGCATTAAAAGCAGCTTCAACCTCTTTTCTAGTAACCGGTTTAATTTCTCCCCATGTTTTTGTTTTTCCAGATCGACCGAAAGTAGCGTCTTCTCCAGCTGACTTATTCCCTAAAGAATATTGTTCTGTCTTTCTATTTTTCAGGTTGACAAAATCCTTCTCAGTAGGTATATTTAAAGTAAGAGAACTGTCGACTGCTCTTTCCAACATTGGGTATTCGTCCCTTGCGGATTTGAGCCACTCGGCAGTTTTTTCTTTGTTTATATACCGCAATCTGCCAGCTAATACATTATCTTCATACCATTTAGTAGCCTGTTGCTTAGTAACTTTATCCTCCTTACCAAAAGCACTAAGCATTTCATTGATTTCGTATCCTTTTTTATTATTTCTCTGTTTTAATTCAAATGGAGTTACGATCGTTGTACCATTTTCATCCTTTAAATCTAATACTGCAATTATTCTCTTTTCGCCTTTTTTGCCGCTATACTCAGCATCAAAAATCATAATTGGATCAGTTAAGGCTCGTGGTATTTGTTTAACAATCTCTGGAGTCATACCTTCACCATTAGCAACATTATGTTTGCCTATGGTTATTTTTTTTAAGTTTTTAGGACTGATTTCAATAGGTAATATTTCAGCACCAGCCAGTTCTAAAGCTAATGGAGTAGACATAACAGGGACAGCACTGTCGCCTTTATATGTATTTTGAACAATAGCATCAACATTTTTTGCAAAGTTTTGCTCATCAATAGCTAATTTTACCTCTGGCAGACTTTGATTTTCGCTTAACATACCTTGGACTTTACGAGTATCCTTTAACGGCTCTACAGTAACCTCTTGCATTTTAAATTCAGGTAGATTTTCTTTACTATTGTCATATATATTATGCAAAATTTTTGATGCAGTATATGCCGTTCTTCTTTCGGTTTCCCCTAACAAAGAGGACATTGCTATCCTGTAATTAGGAACGCTATCTTTTACAGCGTGTTTCCCAGCTTTGAATCCCAGCACATCAGGTGCTAAACTGGCTACTATATCAACTGCAAAGGCTCCTGGACGTTCTCTTGCATATTTCGTTGCTCCTTCCTGTGTTGCCACTTGATAAGCACCTGCACCGGGTAAAAATTCAATTGCAGTATCAAGTACGCCTTTAGCACCGTTTTTATTTATATTGGTTTGTAAACTGGACAAAACAAAAGGAGAAAGTACAGGTGCGGCAAAACTACTTGGGGCTAACAGTGCTGTAGCCATTGCAGCAGGCGCTATAGTTTCTTCCGCGAAATTGCCTGTAGCCTTCTTATATAGCTCCCCTGCTTTCTCCTGTTCTTTTGTTTGTGTAGGTACTGGCGCATTTGTATATCCTTCTTGCATAGGTGTACCAGTCAAAGCAAGTGGATTAGCTGCAGCAAGCCGATTAGCTTGCCTACCGACCTCTTGTGCGCCTTGTACAGCTCCTGCAGCAAAATTTTCTATTGCCTCTCCTATCCGAGTTCCTGCGTCCGCAAAAAATTTACCTCTTTCTTCTGCAGTTACAGCTTCCATTTGTTCTTCTAATGACGGTTCAACTTCACCCTGGCTATTTAAATAATTCTCAGTTACACGTTCCGCAGCTCTTTGAAAGAATCCTTTATTTTCAAGAACCGGTTTATTTGCAAACTTTGCCAGCATTTTTTCTCTCGCTGTCGACATTATTTCACACCGCCTTCAATTTTACCTAATTTATCCCACATAATAGTGTCAAGAATATATTGTTCATCAAAGCCATTTTCTTTAGCTATGTCCTGCACATATTCCGTTATTTCGTTTTTAGAAGCACCTCGTTCTGCCATATATTCAATATCTGAAAGCATTTGTTCGTACTCTTGGTTATTGCTATAGTCCTGTTTATAATCTCTGGTCTGATAGTTATGATTAGCCCAAGCATAATAATCATTCAAATTCTTAGCAGCTTTATTATACATTCTTTGCTGAGCAGGAGTTATTTCATCAGCACTATCCATAGAACGCCTATTATATTCTTCCATCAATTTTAAATCATTATTATAATAACCTTTATTTACATACTTCCACATTGCTTTATCAGCAGTAGACATATAACTTGACGGATCTCTGGCTTCACGTTGAGCTTTTATCAACGATATTTTTTCTTTGTTACTTAAATTAGAATCATTGATAAGCCTTACAGCATCTTCTTCTGTTGGAGCCGTATTTATTTTCAAAGCCAAATCTTCCTTATATTTTGCAATCTCCTGTTTTTTTGCATTATTTATATCTGACGCCCGAGCCTTTGCCAATTGTTTTATTTGCTTATACATCTGTGGATTGAACGGAGTGGAGATCTCACTATTAGGTCTAAGATTGTTTTTGTATTCTCCTAAATGCAAATGATCTCCGCTGCCGGCATTATGATAAATAACTTCACTAAAATACGGTTCAAATACTTTCTTTAAACGTTCTTTTTGCGCTTCGTTGATATTACCTAAATAAATATCAACAGCATTTCCGGAAATATGGTTACTATTGGAAACGCCACCAGCTTTGGCATTCCTTTCTTCATCCCTGTACCCGCTGGTAATCTCTGCAACATTGCCAAATCCCATTTGATTTAAAACTCCGCCAATCAAATCCAATGCACCTTTTAATTTTGGGTTAAGGTTCTCCAAATCAGGATTATCACCAGAGCTTATTGGTATAGAATAAGGAACAATTCCCTCTGAAATATCATTTTCAGGCCCAAAATCACGCTCAATCATTTTATTAAGAGCCTCATCATCTACATATCCATCTGCTCCAATACATTTATTTACTATATTATAGGCAGTTTCATAATATGCATTTTCAATTCTGAGCTTAGCAAGACTATTAGTTAACTCTGAATATACATTAGGCTCCATTATATTTTTATAGGTTCTCAATAAAGTATCTGCACTATTATAGTTTTCTTTACTTATTGCATCACCTATTGCAACTTTTAATCCATCTGTAACTGCATTGATTTTTGCCCTCATCATAGTTTCATCGTCCCAGCCTTTTTGTTCACCGCGCATTTGCACTAAGGTACTGGTATCTTTTATAATTTTATCCATAGCCTCTAAATCATTATAGTTAATGAGCATATTGCTAATATTATTATTAGCTGCCGTGTTAAACCTATTATCATCTGCTATTTCTCTCTGGTTCCGCTCATGAGACGCTGCCGAACGAAGATAATTAAAAGCATTAGGATTAAATTTTTGTCTAAGCATTTGAGCGCGCCTTTGGTTACCTAATTTAGAAGCATACTTATCAAAAGTTTTGTTTATAAAATCTTCTGATTCTTTAAGGCTTCCTTCTGCGTTTATGCCTTGGCGACCAAGAATACCATTCTCTCCATTGAAGAAATTTATCAATTCCATATTCATGGCATTAGACGCATCTAAAACAGCAGCTATATCATCAGCCTGCATTTGCTGAAGGACTACTTCATTCACCGCACCCAATCCTCTACCAATGGCCTCATATCCAGCGCCATTGCCGCCGTAACTGTTTAAATCGCCCGGGCGCTGTACTTGTCCCTGTATTGTATTAGGATTGACCTGTGGATCATATTGACTGAATTTCATAGGTTTAGACCTCCTTTTTAGGTATAGAAAAAGCGCTTTAACAAATTGTTAAGCGCTTAAAGGTATGTTATAATGTTGTCCGAGATAGTCAGTGTGTTGGCTTCCCTTACGGGGGGTGATAGCTATTGTCAACTTATGAAGCGTTGTCTTTGATGATTGCTTTTAGTACATTAATAGCTATTGTCATTTTAGGCTGTAAATAGCCATGAAATAAGCCGCTAACACCAGTGGCGCGCGGCTTCCTTTCACGTTTTACGATTATGAGGGAGAGCCAGCGTGCGACCACTGACTATCTCTTTTCGTTTATTATATAATACATTTCGTACCAATGCAAGTTTAGAAGTAAGGATATCTTGATTTACCAAGTGGCGCGATGCCCGAATATGGACTTGTGTAATTATTTTGATAAGGCGACTGATAAACAAAGCCTCCGTTGGATGAACCACCTGTTTTCCCGCTGCCGCCGTAATTTTTATATGCGCCAAAAATACCAGCAGCAGTACCCAAGATAGTGCCTATATTCTGCTGCTTGGCCTGTTGTTTCACGTTATAAGCAGAAGTTCTTGCAGCGTTAGCCTGGTTCTTGTAATTCACTACGCCAAGATAGTTACTCCATTGGTCGTTGCGCTGATTACTCAAAAGCTGGTTACTGTCTTTTCTATAAGCCCTAAAGCTGGAATCACTAAGGTCAAGAGCTGTCCCCATATCGCCACTGATGCCTGCTGCGCCAAATGCGGCAGCCTGCTGACCTGCTACAAGGCGACGACGATCATTGAGCTTTTGCTGCTCATAAGCGTACTGCTCCGCTATCTGCTCCCCCTTCTTTGCCTGTATATCAGCGTTTTGTTCTGCAGCCTGTGCCTGCGCATCGTAATAAGCCTGCTGCGCTTTAGCCTGTTGGTTCGTCGCAGCTATTTGCGATACTCCCTGCAAAGCAGTCAATCCCATCATCATACCTACAGATAAACACATTTATATACCCCCCTCCTCAATCACGAACGGAAGAAACTCTTTTCCGTTCTTTTTTATTTTTATAGGAGCTAAGAACATTGCTCCCAGCCTATCAAGCCACCGTATAGAAGCAGAATTGCCGCTGTAAACATAATTATAAAGCCGTCCATATTCTTTTACCCATTTTGAAATTAAAAGCCTGGCAACGCAAATAAGCAGCTCTTTTTTGAAACTGCTTATCCTTTTTGTCGCCAACATCCAAATCTCTTTACCCTGAACGCCTGGAATTTCAGTTAATCCTACAATACAAAGAATGTTATCTTCCATATCTTTATAAATGTAACAATGATCTGCATTTTCAATACTACCGGCAACAAGCATTATTTCGTCTTCCTCATATGCTTCCAGCTCCTGCCTATCACTATCTCTCAAATCTTTCAGCAGCGCTACAGCAATTCCAATAGCGTTATCAACGTCAGCCAATTCGACCTTATACTTTTTAGCCACCAAAAGTCACCTTCCTCGTTACGCTGAGCAAATTAAACGGATAAGGTTCAGTACTTGTAATACAAAGTCTTCCATCACGATCAAACCCACCTGCCGGTGGAGTTGCCGTTTTATCTCCACTATACAATTTCATATTCTCAGTAACGCTAAATTCATCATAAGCAATAGCATCCTGATTTCCAAATTCAGTACCAACTTCACCGCCGAGAGTATTTTCAATGCGTAAAATCGCCTCTGACACCTGCTTAAACCTGCCCTGCATAGTTCCGTCCTGTAATTGAATTTCAACATTAGGAAGCTCAATATTCATAATATACGGTAGACCTGCAACCGCACGTTTAATTTGTATAGGTAATTCAACAGTACCGTCATCAAGCACTTTATAATTTCTCAATACACGCCCATCACCTAAAACAGTAATATTATTGCCAGCAAGGTGACCAAGCCCTGTTACAATATTAGTCGCCTCATCCATATCATACTTTTTAGCACAATCTAGCATTACATAATCATTCGGAGCATCACCGTCATAGTTATTGTCAAACCGCTCAATATAACGGACAGTTTCTCCATTTACCACACGTTTAACAACAACATATACACTATCCTCATCACCTTCAGGAATATTCACTACAGCTTCAAATTCACCGTCAGTAATAATTCTTGACCATGCATATACTTCCTGTTCTCTTATGTAAGACAGACACGCTATCGTACCATCACTGCGCACAAAGTAAATTATGCTGTCCGGCTCCTGCTTATAAGCAGAATCAGTAATCGAAAGTCCCTTTATAATTTGTCCCGCCAGTATCGTCAATTCCATACCGCCATAGCTGTCGGTTTCAAAACTGTAGCCCATATCCCGCACTGTCGAACCACGTCCCTGTACGAATACAATTCTATTGCCAATTGTAAGCGGCTCACAATTGCTGCAGCCCCTGGTAGTTTGCATCTTCGGTGTGATATTCGTCGGTGTCACGACCTCGCTCCCTGAAACGATCCATTCATTGCCCTGCGTTAAAACAAGCAAATCCACAGACGGAATTAAATGTAAAATATCAAATTGTTTCCTGCTGATAAACGAAGCGGCAATAGCACTATCATCTGTTACTGTACCACTGACCTTTTCTACGCCAAAATTAGGATAATCACCGCTTCTAGACATCCAAACCATATACGGTCTTTTATTATTTCCACCAAAGCAAAGTCTGTCTTGAAAAAAACATACCGTTTTTGGATAACCGAAATTGCTATTCCAAGCCCCAAAAGCATAAGTAGTAGTACTTTCTGTAGAACCAAACGGTTCGTTTACCATAGCTTTAATATTATATTCGTCGATATAACTAACTATTTTAGCTGTGCCGTCTTTAGTATACGGCAGTGCAGTAAGCGTAACAGTCAGATCACCGCTTGTTATAGAAGCTTCTATTCTCAAATAAGTTGTATCTGTTACTGTACCGCTTTCAGTAGCATTAAAATTATTTGTAGCAGAATATTTACGATATTCTTTCCACGTTGTACCATCCTCACTTTTTTGCACTTGAAAACTTCCAGTCCACGTTCCACCGGAAATAACCTTCCAGCTTTCTCCAACGACAACCGCTCCAGTCGTTCCTTTAGCATTGTCTTTCAAATTTAATTCTACCGAGGACGATTCTACCTCATGTGTCAGCCTAATATTACCATCAATCAATCCCTCGTTAAAGATAGGCCTATTGCTTGTAATGGTCACAGTGCCTGTTGTACTGGACGGTGTAACCTTCGGATTATCCTGAAACGCTATAGTAACCCAGCCATTTGCCCCATCTGTCCCTGAAAGATTGTTATCATCATAAGCAACGCCTTTCTTACCGCCAATGCCACCATTGCCATAATTGATTCCATCACTTCCGTTTTTTGCTCCATGCTCTTCTGAATAAGCCGCAGTAGCTCCTCCACCGCCTTGCGCTACCCAGCCAAAAGCACTACTGCTTCCACCGTTGCCGCCAGCATTACCATAACCGGCTCCATAATGTACGGCTCCGCCTTTTCCTCCGGCTCCTACGGTTACAGGAAAACTATCACCTTCGGTCAAATCCATATCAAAACTGTAAAATCCACCACGGCCGCCAGTCCCGCCAGAGCTTTGTTTATCACTTGCTTTCCTTGCCACACCGCTGCCACCGCCACCAGCACCTGCAACTTCTATTGTGTAGCGGCCATCTTTTGGCACTGTATACGTATAATCACCAGGAGACGTATAAACAGCGCTCTCAACTAAATCCATCATAACCTCATCTTCAAAATAAGCATGAGTAATTTCAAAATCGCCAAACTTCCAGTCCGTTTCGCTGTATCTTGCTAATTGTTTCACCGGATAACTACCGCTCGTAATGTATATAACATCCGCAGACTGAGCAAATCTTAATTTTTCCAAATCAGATTCTGTAAAAGGAGTTACTATCTCTATACCAAGATATTCCCCGTTTCTATGTATTCTGATGTACTGATCCCCTATTTCAAGCAAATAATTAATATCGTCAGTAAAATTAAACCCCGCCAGAATACATCTCTTATCAGCATATTTTGTAGCAATACAGTAAACAGTTCCGCTGCGACGATACACGGGCCCATAAGGGCGAATATAACAATTCTCAGCAGTCAAAAGCGCATACTGATATTTATCCAGATCAACGCGGTTAGCTACCGCATTAGATATCTCTCCTGCAGTAAATGCCGGCTGCAGTACATAAAAAGGATTTGGTCCACTTCCTCTAGCCATAAGTTCACATCCTCGCAGTAAAGTATTTATCAGGGTAGTCCAACTTATCCTGACGTTCAGCGGCCGTAGTATATTTTGCCCTGCTAAGAGCTGCCTGTGCCAGTTGATATTGTGTCTGCTGGATAGTCCCATTGCCATTTAACTGTAAGCAAATATTAAAAGCTAACATCCTCGCCAACGCCTCAACAAAATCAGAACTGAAAAGCTCTGCATCCTCTGCGTCATATGTGTACTCCAAATATGCTTGGTACACATCACATCCTATAGCCTGCGTATTATCACTAATCAAAAACAAATCATACTTATCTTTATCCAAGCTGTTTACAGTCTCTTTCTCATTAAAAATACGTCTTGCACACACACATTTTTCTGGATATGCATATACATACTTCCAATCAGGATTTGAAGCATCCAGTTCTGCAAGCCTAATAATCCTCTTGGCAAAGCCCCAGCTATATTCACGCAATAGACCTTTTCGGCTATGGTCATAAAACAGCTTGCACTGCCTTGCAAGTTCGTTATTCTCGTCAATAGAAGAAATGCGGCCTTTAGCTAAATAAGCCAAGGCCATATTGCAAATATCTGTATTATTCATCACGGAAACACCTCCATGTTATTTTCCTCTTTATTAAAATAGGGACGCCTTAAAGACGTCCCTAAGTGCTTGTACATAGTCGTCACATGACTACATAGGTGTTATTTAATATTTTCTCTAATAAGCCTAATCAAATCTTGTTTACTGGCATTTGCCGGATATTTAACATCGGCATTATAGAGCTTAGCTCTTAATTCATTGGCCGACATATCTTCAAGCTTTCTACCCGGCATTACAGTATTACCATTACTATCTAAAATCATTTAAAATCCACATCTACAGCGAGCGCCGCAACAATTTTATCGGCAGTTGCATTAGTTGGAGTGCTGGAATCACTAGCTTTGATGCGCAGGTATTCTTTTACTCCCAAAGGCACCTTAGCTCGTACAGGAGCATTGTCGTCCAGAGTAAAGCTTCCCAGCGCTACAGCCTCGCTGAACGCTTCATCATCAGCAGTTTCCAGGGTTAAAACAACACTGCCGCTTTCAAGCTTCGGTCCTACATAAAGCCACATTGGATTGATGCTGTCTCCGCCACCCATAGCGATAATATCGCCAAGAACACCGTCAACTAATTCTGCAGCAGGTTTCTCAAAGAAAATATTTTCCTTATCTAATCTCATTATTTTTCACTCCTCACGCTTCAATTTTAGCTTCGTCTTCACGAATGCAGTCAAGTTTACGTACACGCATACCATCCACATTTAATACTTTAATGCCATTGGCCAGCGTTTCCATTTCAACATGAACGTTATTTTTATCGATCAAGCACAGTTTGAACAGAGTATACATGCTGCGAGAACAGTACATCATAACACTGTCAGGATTTCTCAACCGGTCATGAACGCGAATAACATTCTCAATAATCTTCTGCTTTTGAGCAGAAGTTGCAGATGAAAACTGTGCTGCATCAATATTGCGAATAGCTCCTACAGCTCTATAATCACGAATAGTCAGGCCTACATTCCAAGTCCATTTCGTAATCATAGCTTCAAATTCAGTTCCGTCATCCGCTATTGTAGTTTGTTGTCCAAGATCTTCTTTCTTCAAACCAGCACTACCATTTTTAGGGAACACGCCTGAGCATGTACGTTCTCCCCAATTTACAAAATAAATAGATGTATTTTTGGTACCGCCGCCAGCATTAAGAGTAGTATAGCCTTCAGCCGTCGGATCATCACCATTGCCAAAATAACGATGTCTGATATCGAACCCGTTAAATTCATCCGGAACCTCGCTAAGTCCGCCATAAATAACATCTTTAGCAATACGATCACCAAAGCCGGCTACAAATGCTAGATCCTCGCTATAACGGAAAGCTGCAGGATCATTCTGCAAACGCAAAAGCTCTACATCCATCTTATTACGATTTTCGTATAAAGTAGTCGTATCATTAATCTGTTTTACTCCGCTCTTTTTATAAGGAACACCAGTATTGATACGACGGATAGAAGGTTCAGGAACTTTTGTACGTTGAGTAGTCACGATCCCAGTAGGAAGATTGCCCTCCATAAAAGTCATTTCTTCTAAAATTGGATTAGATTGAGACAATACCTCAATAATATCATCTACATTTCCGGAAGGGTCAAGTCTTCCCCTCCAATCAGCTAAGGTATATGCCAATTGATTTAAAACTGTCATTATTCATTCATCCTCTCTTATTTTAATTTACTAAAATCTGTTTTGTCATAGAATTTTTCAAGGCTGCTTCCCTGTGCGGCGGGAGCGCCAGCGCCTTTACCCGGGTCACTCTCCAAAAACTTCCCGAGCATAGAAAAAGCGCGGATAACTTCAATTCTGTTACCTGCGCCTGTTTCGTTTAACGCCTGCCTGATACCAGGAACCGCTTTCTCTACATGCTCCACCGCAAGACCGCAAAGACTAATGACACTGTCGAACTCTGTCCCAAGTTCTTTCTTTGCAGTCTCACCCCAATTTTGAACTTCTGTATTTCGCTGCTCTATAACAGCATTCATAGCAGCTTCTGCGATTCCTTTACCCCATTCGCCGCCATACTTAACAATAGCGTTAGCCTGCTCATTATTAAGCCCCATATCCTTAATGACCTCTACGAACTTATCGCTCTCTTCCTGGCTGAACTCAAAGTCATCCATAGCGGAAATAGTTTCTTTAAAGTCATAAGCAATTGGTTCAGCTTCTTCCTGTGGTTGAGTTTCTGCTTTACCACCAAGAAGGGTATCAGCAGACTGTGTCTCCTGTTGAACCTCTTTCTGCTGTTCAACTACTTCAGTGCCCTGCGTGTTATCGTTGGCACTCGTGTTAGTTACATCTTCCATTAGTCATCGTCTCCTTCCAATTGTTCGGCAGCAATTTCCTGCGCTTTGATTTGAGTTTTTATATATTCAAGCTCAGCCTTTTGTTTGAGCTCTACTCCAGAAATACCAAGACTCTTAATATCATCGAGAATTAATAAACCGACTTTTCGCATACCCTCGTTATAAAAAGTCTGTGAATTGCCGGTAAAACTATCTATATTGATTTTTGTTTTATCAAGCAATCGCATTAAAAACCAGCGTCCGCTTTCGCTATTTAAGATAGTTGATAGTGCATCCTGATCGCGTTTGCGAAGCTCTCTTTGAAAGAACGCCTGCAATTTAGCTTGCCGGCTATCCGCATCTGTAATACTCTTATACCTCACCTGCGCCGCCTCCCATGCCTAACCAAGCTGCCATAGCTGGGTTACCATCATTTGCAGCCTCAGTCATGTTCTTTGCCGCCTGTGCTGCCGGTGCTGCTGCCTGCATAAGAGCCATTGCTTCCTGCGTCTGTTGCTGCTCTTGTAATGCCTGCTGTTCTTGCTCAATAAGCTTCTTAACATCATCGTCGCTACGTTGCATAGCAGCGGGAGCACCAAGCATTTCAAAGTATTTGGACAGTGTTCCTATAGGATCAACCTTCTTGAGCACTTCCGGCCAAGCCTGCGCCATCTGCAGCGTAGTAGCAAGAGCCTGTTCGATATTAACAAGTCCACTCATTTTCTGCGCTTGCGCCAACGGGGAAATATACTCAATTTTAATATCCTCATCGCTTATACGTTCCTGGATCTCAGGTGGTATCGGCGGGAATGCTCCAGACCTTTCGAGGATGTTGTATATCCTAACAATAATCGGCGTTAGGAACTCATCCTGTAACCGTTCGACTACAGGCCCTAGCTGCTGCAACTTTTCCTGTGTGCGTTCCATGACCTCGCGTGCCGTCATTTGCCCGTTATCAACACTATCAAGCATCAAAAATAAATCTGCACTATAGTGCCTTTTGATTGCGTCCTCCGTGCGAATGATCTCCTGAGAAGCATGGTCAATATCTAAATTGACCTGGAACAGCGGCTGAACGAACTGCTGCGACTGGTCATCCACAGCTGTCATCCCGCCAGGAATAAGATTAATACCACCGTTGTTCAGCAGCGAAGCCGGTCCTTTCATTGGAGGTTTAACCCCAATCTCAATAGCTGTAAGCAAATCTTTTTTCATAGTCTGAAGTGCTTTACTATCGCCTTCAGCGAACCAACCTGGCCCTTTAGCGTACGGTTCAAGCCCGTTTACAAGATACCTTGCAACTGGTATGGCCCATTCTTCAAACCCCCCAACGTATAAGAATTCATTATCCTGCGACTTATCAAGCCAATACACAGACCTATAAGGCATATTCAACCTATCCATATATCCTGGCAGACGTTTGTCATTTGGTTCCACAAGCCAATTGACAGTATGCTTTTTATCAAGTCCAGTACCATTAGTTACTTGCTGCTGCAAATGTTGAGGCAGGCTTTCCTGTCCAAAACAATCAACTATCTGTGCTAATGACATTTCGTACTTACGAGCGAATGTCTGCACCTTGCCAAAGCCGTCTACACCAAGAGCATAAGTCCCAATAGTCATAGGTACACATCTAATACCCGTACTCGGGTCATAAAAAATTGCCATTGGGCATTGTCCAAATGGCAACTCAAGATACACCGAATGTATGCTATTGTAAAAATTACTCTTTGAAAGCACCGCAGATACTATTTCTTGCCTGATATCCAACACTCTCGTGGCTTCAATATCACCACTCATCGCACTATTGCTAAACCCTAATTTGAACCACTGACGACTAGGAGGGGTTAAACCGCTCATTACGCCTGCAGCAAATACTTGTGCGGCCAACCATGCAACGCCCTGAGCAATTTCCAGATCACGTCTGCGGGCAGGATTAGTTTTATCTGCCGTATTATCGAATTCGCCTATAAACGGCAACTGATAATCTCTAATCGCTTTCCAACGAATTTCATAATCAAGTCTTTTTTCATAAAGATCTCTCATCTTTCTAATCAGTTTTCTTTTCTCTGGCCAGTGGCTTTTTAAAGACGCCCCATCTGCTGGGTGTGTTTCTGCCGGCGCTCGTGCTGCTATAGTTTCAATTTCTTTTTGCTTTAATTTAGCTTTAGCCATTTCAATACCCCTAACCTAAAGTCTTTCTGCCAGTAGCGTTGCCTGCAATAGTATTGCGATCAGACGACACTTGCGTAGAAGCAAAACCACGCCTTTTATTTTTCTTTGCCGGATCTGTTTCTGTTCCTGTCTCTGTACTGGTTACCGTAGTAGGCGCCGGAGGCGTTTCAACAACTTCTGGCATTCTAATGCTACCGCCGCCAAATACTTTTTTAAAAATTCCCATACTATCACTCCTTAAAATATCGAATAATCTGTATTGCACATCATCTTACGGCCATACCCAGGATCACCCGGTTTCAGCCTCGGATAAACAGGCCTTGCAAAAGTTAAAGCTAGTGCGTCTGCTCTATTAGGAGAGGGAACACCTCGCTTTTTCATAGCTTCTTTACTTTCAAGTTGTATTAATCCGCTAGTATTAGGTACTGTTTCAGGACCCATTAAATCATCCGCTAAAGTCTGGTCATCTTCTGGTATAACCCCGCCTTCTTTCAACCAATCTTTCATATTAGCCCACATCTCAGCACGTTTATTTTTGCAGTCTTGCCTGTTTGACTTCCCGCCAAAAGCAATCAGTGTCCACGATCTGCCCCATGCGTCACCAGCACTCTTGATTCCTGTACCATAGCCTAGATCAATAAACACCGCATCAGCCTTGTATTCGTCCTCGAATCTGGCTAATATGTCTGCTATTTCAATGTCGTTATCGTTCTTAGTAGTCGCAAACAGCTTTTTCGTGAATAGCCCTTGCCTAAGATAAATAACTGTTTCGTCTCCTCCTGTCCATGCAGGATCACAGGCTATAATCACAGGAGCAAATCTAAATTGCTTTTCTTGTAACGTCCTACGTCTTGCTTCATCAACTAAGGCGGTACTAATAAATTGTTTATCACTAGCAGAAGGGAATTCGCCCTTCACGCGAATTTTAAAGAAGTCACTATCCTCGCCGTATTGCACCCGCCAACCCTCAAGTTCAGCCTTGTTACTTATCTTAACAGTTCGGCTATCAATTTGTTTACGGTTCCATAAACTTCTGTTTTTATGAAAGCAAGCATGAAAACGGCCACTACTCTGAGTAGGATTTCCAAACACACACCAAATGATTTCCGTATCAGCATCTGTCATTGCACCTTCAGCTACTTCCCAAATGATATCCGATATCTCAGAAGCTTCATCGAATATAACCAGAGTTCGCTTGCCTTGGTTATGTAAACCCGCAAACGCTGCAGGATTACTATCATTCCATGGTATTGCATCTATACGCCATGTCTTTTCATGACCTTCTTGGTTAGAATAAATGCTTGTTGCTGAATAAGTGAATAAATCTCTTGCTACAAACAAGTAATACCATTTAGCTAACTCTGCCCAGGTTTTTGTTTTGAGTTGTGTATCTGTATTCGCCGTAACAACGCCCTTTGTATCTTCATGTGTCGATATAGCCCACAGAATAATCCATGCCACCATAGCAGACTTACCAATGCCATGTCCGGATGCAACGGCTTCACGGATAACCTGATCTGGCGTTTTTAATCCTTCTTTGATATCGTTCAGCAGTTCTATCTGCCATTCATCAGGTCCTGCTTTGTCTTCAAGTTGAGTATTCGGTTCTCCCCACGGGAATGCAAGCCGTACGAACTCCAAAGGATCTTTACTGACACTTCCAAGAAAGTCTGTTAATGCCTTTATATCCTTTTCTGATAAAGCAACTCTAGGCATCGCTATCACCCTTCTTACGACGGCTAGCAATTAAACCAGCAATATCGCCTTCAAGATTTACATCTAGTTGTTCTTTAAACAGCATATAGCGCTTACCCAATAGTTCTGCTGCCTTAGTCCTATCACTTAGTCCAGCATCTAATCCAAACTGGTCCTTTTCTTCTCCACGCATTACTCTTGTTAAATATTCAAGAACATCCTCAGCTGTAGCAATCTTATCACTATCAACTGCTGCCATTCGTGCATCTAAATATTGCTTCACCTTGTTATTCCTTAGCAGTTTACTAGCACTGGCCGCCGCTGAATTATCAGTCTTACACGTTGGATAAGCTTTTTTGTATGCTTCAGTTTGATTACCGGTTTCTATAAAGTAATCAACAAAATTCTTCTGTGCTTGACTAATTTCATCCACTGTTATCACCTGCCTTTAACACATTCACCAAATAATACAGGATATCTATTTCTCTAAACGACCTTGCTACTTCTACTCTAACATTGGCACCTTTATTTCTCTTTCGTTCAGCTTTATCAGGATATTTCTCTTTATATTCATCCCAGGGCATTAGATGATCTAGTTTATACATAGTACAGACTTTAGAAAGTTTCTCGCTGTATACCTGTTCTCTTGAATATAGATAAATCATTCCTTTTAGCTCTAATGCCTTTGCTATCTTCTTTATCTTGCCGGTCAGATTTATCCTCATATCTCCTCACCACCTTTGCAAATAAAAAGCACCTAACCGAAGTTAAGTGCCTTTGTATTAAGTTTTATGCTAAACTTTGATGTATATTACCGTGTTTTATCGGTTTTTCAACGCCGAATTATTTATGTAGATTAAATTGGCGGAAGGCACAGGACTTGAACCTGCAAGCCGATTGCTCGACTGACGCCTTAGCAGGGCGCTGCGTTACCGATTACGCCAACCTTCCGTATGGCGGAGCAGGTAGGATTCGAACCCACACAGCGTATCCCTACGCCCTATCAGTTTTCAAGACTGCTCTCTTAGCCGTTTGAGTACTGCTCCATTATTGCCGCTGTATTACCCCAACGGCAGGGTAATGTCCAAGCGCTAAGCTTGAACGTTTCACCAAGCTTGTTGTAAGCCTACTAACTTACAATACTATTTTAACTCATTAAAACAGGTAATATGTCGGAAACTTTTTTATTTTATCAAACCTTTTTTCAATGCCAAACCAACAGCATCTCGGAGAAACTCCTTACGAAATTCATAACAGGTATCTCTATTTACGCCGGTTAATTCTGCAATTATTTTCATCGGCTTCCTTTTTTCATATTTTTGATACATAACTTTACCAGTAAGCTGATTCTCATGTATCTTATAGGTTTCTGCGACAACTTCAAGCCATAGCTCCGGGTTCATTATTATCGACTGATATGGTCCATATCCAAACGATATCATACGTACTGGCTCAATGTTTTTTAATGCTGCTGTTTCTGTTGGATTACTGATAAAAGCATGACCACCACCGCCAGTATGCCCTTTCCTTGCAGTACGCTGCTCTTTTTCTTCATCAACAACTTTTTGTATTTGCTTACGATCCCAAAAGTACCGCTCTACATGCTTAATATACTGTTCTATTAGCATATCAGTCTCCTTCTAGCTTTGCTTTCTAAATCGCCTAAAATAATTCTTCCAAGGATTTATTCTGTCTTCTGCGAGTTGGTTCAAAATAGCCTTCTCAAACTCTTCGCGTTCATATTCTCGTTCACCCGCAACAATCCAATATTCTTGCACCCATTCTCTCGTACCGTCTGCACTTTCAATCAAATATAAGATACCTTTAGAATCTAGTTTGACACCAAGTACTTTACATTCTCCCTTAGGCACATGCACATTATCCCCTATATTAAACTTGCTCTCTATTGTTAATAACATTTGTATCGCCCTTCTTATCTGATAGATTTATTGTAAAAATACTAAACCTTCTTAAAGCTAATATAAACAAAAACGTTAATATCCAATGTTCATATACAAATTCAAATATCCATTTTATTAGATCAGGATAATTCATATCTATACTCCTTGCATTCATCAAATCTAGCCCACTGGCGGCGATCTTCGTCTAATGGTACATTTTCCTCGTGCCGGTCGCAGTCGGTGTTCGTGCAGGGCTTATCCATAAATTTGTTACTTCGTATGCAGTAGGCTTTATCGTTCGTCATCGTTCGATACCTCCTGAAACCAGCTCCAACATTTAGGATTTTTTTCACCTATGCTACACTTGGCAGGAATGTTTTGAGATAATTCGTTGGTAATTGGTATTATTATTGGAGCCTGATATAATGGGCAATCAGAACACGTTTCAGGTAATTTATCAACCAGTATTTTAGTCATTATTTATCTGCTCCTTCATCTTTACGATTTTACTATTTCTTTTATCCACTGCGGAAGAATCTCTCCCCTATATATGTACCAATCTTCTGACCCTGTCCAATCTTCCACAAAATAACGTGCTTCTACTGGCAGAGCTTTTACGAATTCTCCCGCTGCAACCAAATTACGTAAATGTTTTCCTGGAATTATTATGCGTAGCCTATAAGCTGTTCGGCTATAATTAAGCCCATGGCTTGTTGCCCACGTCTGTTTTAATGGATCAGAATTTACTGTTAGCCACTGGCATTTTTTAATCATTCTAATTTTATGATTGATCATTTCAACCCTCCTGTGAGCAATGCTATTCCAAATAACATAAGTGTTACAGCCCCTATAGTGCAAGTAATGACATATAAATTACTATGTCTGTCACTGCTGTCAGTCAGAAGTACCAATATAAACCAAAAAGCTGACGCTATAGCCACAATACTAGATGCTGTAACGACACAATTCATTAGTAAATAAATAAAATCCATGCTATTTATTCTCCCTCTTCCTTTATCCACTAATCATCTTCTGGAATGCTCTCGGTTTCGTCTATATTTTCTTCATATTCACTTTTGCTAATTATCATAGCTTTTGTGCCACCGCTCATGCTTATTAAAGCGTTTATAGCTGTTTCTTCCCAATGGTTTAAGTCTGTCTCAGAAATGAATTTACTGAATTCTGCACCAAATTTCATGTAAATATCGTTGTCAGATTTCAAATAAATCGTTATAGTATATGGCATTGTTATTCACGCTCCTTACAGCAATACGCTTTCATCTACTCCACCGCCTTCGCTGATTAAAATAAGTTTCAAACAAATTTATTCTCTCATCAAACCTATTTATAAGTCGGCCAATCTCTTGTACGGATCCGGCATCAGCATCATACATCAATCGCAAATAAAATTTACTCAAAGCTAATATTGATCTTTTTTTACAAATTTGGCACTCTGCCGTAATTTGATAGTACATAGGATATTCTATGGTTCTCAACTTCAAGAAATCTATACAACTATGTTCCACTACTCCACCACCTTAAACTTCTCTAAAGTCAATGTCCGGGTAACGATATAGCAGCATCTTCTTTTTCAATAGATATACCGGTGTTTTCATACCCTTTGTATCGACGTAATATATATGCCCGTCAGCTTCCGTCACCTTAAAATCAGCTCGATAAATAATAGGCCTTATCTTTTTACCGTCTCTCTTATAACCAGGCTGTAAAACAAATTTTGGCTGTAGTTCAACCTCTTTTACTGTACCTTCGCGCATAAGCCAGTGTAACTGCCAGTAATAGTCAGCTTCTTTTTCGCTGTCGAAACGGATACCGTCTACCTTGGTAACTCTATTGCCATATTTCAGTTTGGATTCTGTCCCTGGTAAATTCGTCGGCGCCGTTACGCTGTCCGAACGTATTTTACTTACAAGGTGTGCCGGCAGTTCATTCCACGTCGTCATTTATTACTACCGCCGATAACATAATTTCTAGAGCTTTCTTCTCTCTCCGATACCGAGCCACTTTCCCGCCGAGCTGACTGTTTTTTCGGCGCAGTTGTTTGAGTTCCGTTAAAGCCTGCATAAGTACTGGCTTTAATACCGGTATATATTTATCCTCTGGCTCATCCTCAATCATTGCTAACATAGCTTTTATATCTAATGGTTTCACATTTTATCACTCCAAACTTATATTAAAAGGCCGCCCCCTACGGGCTAATCACCTCCGCAGGGGTATACTTCCCTTTATGCTTGTATATAGTTAGTATGCGCGGCCGTTTTAACTTATCGCCAGATCTGCCACTCTACAAAAACCTCAGCTAAAGCACAACCGAGCTGCCATAGGAAACCTGCAGCAAAGATAAATAATAATGTGTATACTGTTTCATGCTTAGTCATTGTGCTTCAGTCCCTTCATGACTTATACTAATATCTTCCAAAAATCTCAAATTCTTGAAGTTTTGAATTATCTCCCGCGCCTTCACGGCCCGCAGATCATCGGACCACATCAAGCAGCTCGGGCAAATATGCACCTCAAAATATCGACCTCTGTTTACGTGACTACCCGCCGTTGTATCCTTATGGCATATATCGCAATTCATAATCTCACCTCAAAACAGTTCTGACGCTATCGCCATCTGCGTACTATCAATACGCTTTTTGGCAATATCAAAATATTTTTCTTCAAGCTCTATTCCAATAAAATTTCTCTCCAATTTTTTACAAGCTACTCCGGTACTCCCGCTTCCCATGCAGTTATCAAGTACTACTCCACCAATATCCGTATATGTCTTAACGAGATATTCTAATAATGCAACTGGTTTCTGGGTCGGATGCAAACAAGTTTTATGCTTATCGCTTTCAAAATACAAAACATTTATCGGGTACCGCTCTGTGCTATCGTAATCTTTTATACAAATAGCTTTATTATATACCTCTGCTGCTTTACATTTTCTTTTGCTTGACGCCTTAGAAGTCTTACGTTCAAATCCTTTTTCTATTTGAGGGTTATATATTGGCTTATGTCTATAGAAAACAGTAATATCTTCCATAACCTGCAAAGGCATCACTTTAGCATTCAGATACCCATTTGCTATATTTTTTAACCATACCCAGCTATAGCGGTACCATTTTCGATTACTATTTATTAAGTCAGTTGTAAAAGGCTGCTTCCCAAATAATAAAACGGCACCATTGCTTTTTATTATGCGTTTATATTGATTCCAAAGAACATCAAGCTGAATTGCTTTATCCCATTTGCAAGCCGTTGTGCCATATGGCAAATCGCAGAATATCATATCAACACTGTTATCTGGTATCTCTTTCATGAGATCCAAACAATCACCTTGCCACAATGTTATATCTCCCATTGCCTACCTCCTAAAGTTGACTGTCTATCAAAACAGTTCTGACTTATTAGTGTTCAGCTTGTCAATATCTTCAGGCGTAGAGTAGTACCCTCTTGCAAAATTTTTATTTATGACTTCTCGCTTAGCTTTGGCATAAGCCAAAAACGCCAAAGCATGATTCTTCCGCAGCTGGTAAACAAACGTATTACAGCAAGCCTTAACGTCGATAATCTCCGTCATCAACGCCAGCAGCTTATCTTCTGTTGGCACTTTTTTAAACTCTGTGTAAGCAGCTTCTACCTCAGCCAATTCTTCTTTGATTTTTGCAATCTGTTCTTCTGGTTTTGCGTCCCTGAATTTATAACATGGTGTTGTTGCTTTAATTTTCATTATTTCATCTCCTTCATTGCCGCAAAGAATGTGATTGCCGCCATATACTCATCGTAATATTGCTCGTTAGGATTATTACCTTCACGTCCGTATACACTCTCTACACGAGTTTTAAATTCGTCTAGCGTACCACCTTTGAAGCCATTCCAGCATCCGCACAGGACATTGTCGTCATCTACGCAATAAGTAGTTATTCCTCGGCGACTACCAACTCTAACAACTTGATAATATGTTTTGTCGAGGTTTGCATAGCTGAGGTCTGCACTGCTGAGGTTTGCATCGCTGAGGTCTGCATCGCTGAGGTCTGCATAGCTGAGGTTTGCATCGCTGAGGTCTGCACTGCTGAGGTTTGCATAGCTGAGGTTTGCATCGCTGAGGTCTGCATAGCTGAGGTTTGCATCGCTGAGGTCTGCACTGCTGAGGTTTGCATAGCTGAGGTTTGCATCGCTGAGGTCTGCATAGCTGAGGTTTGCATCGCTGAGGTCTGCACTGCTGAGGTTTGCATAGCTGAGGTTTGCATCGCTGAGGTCTGCACTGCTGAGGTTTGCACTGCTGAGGTTTGCACTGCTGAGGTTTGCACGTTCCCCTCCTTCTTCGTTTCGCAACCATCTACCGTGACTTTCTATAATCTCCTGTAATTTTTCTGCACTTATTTTCATAGTTACCGCTCCTTTAAACTTTAGCTAATTCACCTTGACGACAGGTTGACCGTTTTGGTACTACATCAGGCACTAACGGATGATATTTATAACACCGTTCACGATCAGCTACCACATAAGTAAAACCGCTTTCTTTGTCTACTCTCAAAAACGGTTGATGTCCGCTGTATGGGCAATCAACAGTGTTAATACATTCAGCGCATTTTCGTTCGACGTCTGCGATAAAGCTGATATCGTTGTAATTACGCTTTATAAAGCTATCGTCAGCATCAGGGAAAATCCTCTTTGCTGCAGCTCTAACTTTCTCGCTTATTGGCTGCCGTAGTTCGCCAAATGTTTTACCGGCAGCAAGATCAGCAAATAGCTTCTTCACAAACTCATTTGCCGCTTTAGAATTACGCTCAATAGCCTTCTTCTCTGCACCAATTTTATTTTGTCGTAGGATTGATAAAGTATTATTAATATCTGCCCATGTTGGCCAATATTTATTATTATCAGCGATATAATCAACAGTATCGCCCCACATCTCAATGTCTGTGTATTTATAACGCTCCAGGGTTTGCCTTTCGATAGTTTTTTTTGCATCTTCGCTTCCCCAGTTTGGCTTTAATCCCGCCGCCTGCCACACTTCATAAGCTGCCGTTATCTCTCTAAGTTCCAACATATGGCATATCCCTCACTTCCTCCCAGTCCAGCCCCATAAAACAAGCCAGTCTGTATTTTCTTTTCTCTGGAGGTATCGCTGCCCAGCGCTCCTTATTTTTTGCAATCCATTCGTCTTTCTCCTGTGCTTCCCTGTCAGCAGCTTGCACTGCTTCAGACAATTTGATTTCATCCGTCCAGCGTTCATCCTGCAAAAAAGTATCAGGATCAGGTATGTACCTTCCGTTCTCCTCCTGCCACTGATTAGTTTTTTTGTATCGCTCAACAGCAGCATTAATCAATGCATACTGTTCTTCAGAGTGTACACGCATATTCATCCATGCTATTCTTGCAACAGGCTTTTTCCTTTTCGACGGATATAATTCCCAAAATCGCTCAAAGCCTTTTTCTTTTTCGTTAACCTTTAATCCATTTTGGGTTTGCTCGCGTGCGTGCGCGTTATTATTATCATTATTTATCATTGTTATATTATTATCATTATTGTTAGATGTTAGCTGACTGTTAGGTTGTCTGTTAGGTGTCTGTTGACCGTCTGTTAGCTGACTGTTAGGTTGTCTGTTATCGACTCCCTTTTTCCCTTGATAAACCTGCCAGTTTACTATAGTTATCAGTCTTCCAGTCTTTGTTGATTGGTCTGTTAAAAAATTCAGGTTTTCAAACTTTTTTAACGCAGTCCTTACATTTTGGACTGTTAGATTTTTGCCAGCAGTTTTTGCAATATTAGGTAAGCTGGTTATAAATTGTCCCGGCTGACAAATAAATTCTTCACCCTGCCAATACCACTTTTTTTCACTGTGATTTGCCATTAAAAGCAGAGTGATTAAAATTACCTTTTGCTCAACTGTCGTAACCTGCCAAATCGGACTATCTAACAATTTTCGATGCAAAGCAATAAACCCAGTATTCATAGCACTTTACTCCTGATGGTCATATTTTGTAGATAAATACGCTTTTACCTTTCAGGTGGCTCACCATCCCTAAAGCAAAGGGCCGCTTTAATTCCATAATTATTTCTCCTCACTTTCGTTTTGAGCGGCTTGTAACTCGTCCGCAGTAAAATCCCCGTCTAAAGTAACTTCGCCTGTTTCTGCGTCAACTGTGCGCCCATCAGACAGTTGTTCAGTTACTTTATCCGAAGTGCTTTCAGCTGCTTCAACGTCAATGTATGAACTTTCGTCCTTGACGTCTAACATGTTGGCACTAATCTCCGATTTGACCGTTTCGTCCGCAGCAACGGCCCGTACAAAATCGGTCTTTAACGGCGCATATTTTAATGCCTTTTTTAGTACCGTCTTTTTAGCCATTTCGTCAAAATCCGTAGTCCAAGGTGAAAAACTGCTGCTGTAGCTCTTACTTTTCTTTGCCGCAAAAGCCTTAACATCATCGACGCTCATGACTTGAAAGCCATAACCGCCCCTTACAGTTCTAAAAATAGCGTAATAACAAATTACATTACCGCGATCATTCATTTTGGGGACATGAAGTAATTTAGGCTCTAAACCTAATTGATACTCAAATGTATCATTCTCATACACCTCGTGAGCATCTACAATACTCACTTCTTCGCTACGATAAGCTAAATCAATAAGGCCTTTATAACCAAGTTGAAATTGGCACTCCAAAACACCTTTGTTTTTGTAAGGGATGAGATAAGCCTGCCCCAGCGGTGTATTTGGCTCAACACCAAGCTGAGCTGCCTGCATGATCGCTCCTAAAAAACTTTTAGGAGTACATTCCATAAGCGCCGGAGTAGTACTTAGTGCCGTCAAAACCATTCTCGTAAAGCGTTCTGGTGTAAGTACCGACGGCAAAGCCTTCTTAATCTCCTTTTCCATTGAGATAATCAAGCCCTGCATCGTAGCTTTCTTAGTTTCCGCTGCACTTTTCTTTTCTTTTGCCACATTCACAACATTACCGTTTTTTACATTTGCCATTTTCTATTCCTCGCTTTCTATAATCAACCAACCTTAAACACTCTAATCGGATTGCCAACCTTGCTGTACGAAGCATAAATCGCAGGTTGTTCAGCCTTTAGGCGTTTACTGTCAACAGTCACCCTGCCAGCTTGCGTTTTCCAGCTAACTTTATCCTCGCCGATAACGCCAACCTCAGCATCACCGAGCATAACTTTTAACTCGTTCTCACTTAACTTCTTCTGATATTCAAGTTGAACAATGGTTTCTTTCAGCTCTCGTAGACGTTCGATGCAATCCTTAGCTGCAACCGGCAGATCAATAACTTTGCCACTTTCGCCCTTAAACCGTTCCGTTAACGCCCTACTGCAGTCGTCGCTACCGTCAACTGGCGGCATTGTTCCCGTAGTTACCATCGCCCAAAAATCAACAGCTGCTTTTCGCAGCGCTTCGATGTCAGCCGCATTACGTGGCACTTCCTTCCAAACAAATTTATTCCCGCCGATCAATACAGCGATATACCACTTTTCGCAGCCAGTAACCATCATGTACCACTGGCATTGGATGTAGTAACTATCCGGCAGTTCGTCGTCAACCCAAGCCTTATTATTAAATGCGTTGGTAGTCTTACACTCAAGACCTGCATTCTCACCAACCACCATACGGTCAACACTGGCAAGCATATACGGATACTCATCGTCCTGCAGCATGCCCCGGCGCTGAACCTTCTTTCCTGTCAGCTCACAAAAACGATCAGCGACAGCCTGCTCTAATACATTGCCCCAATAAACATACTCGTTGTCACTCAAATCTTCCGGTTCAACCTGCCCTGCCTTTTCCATCCACAGCTGAAAAGCTGACTTCCACGGATTAAGCCCCACGATTGCAGCAGCTTCGCTGCCGCCGATACCAGCTTTACGCATTTCCAACCATTTGCTTCGATCTTGCATTTCCTCAACAGTCATAATCAATTTTGCCATTTTTATCTACCCTTTCTTCTACAACACAAATAATCTTCAGTTGGAGCATATTCCGACAAAACGATAACCGGAACTCCGTTTTTATCACAAATACAATCACCTTCACCAATAGGTAAGCAATGCGGACACCCTTCACACGTTAGTTTCACATCTTCACAATCGCATCGTTCTCCTGCATCTAAATTAGCTCCACGCTTAGGGCAAGTCTTAAAAGTCATATCGCCCCAAACTCCTCTCTATATTTCCATAAACTTTTTTATCCATTTACAAACCCCCATTCTTTTGCTAAAATGAAGGTGGACGCTAAACTTCGTAAAATTTACAGTCCACCTGAGCTATCGAAGCTGCTACTTCGGTAGCTCTTTTTCTTTTGCTTTGTCATAATCACTCCTCCTAAACTAAATCAGATACTTCACAGTTCATTTTCTGCCCTCCTTTACGGACAATTAATACTGGGCTCATTACTCATCCGGTTTGCTAAATCGGCAAGCCAGTTTTTATTGTCAGTCTCTCCGCAGCACCCTTCTGACAAACCATATTTCCCGCTACAAACCTGATTTTGTAAATCCTCTGCCAGTCTTTCTAAAACATCACCAGCTTCATTTATCGTTAATTCATTCGCAGAAGCAAAGTAAAAAAAACATTCTCTCAAGCTTTGATAATCATCCGGTGCTACTTTGTTATTAAACATAAACTATTCCTCCTTCGCTCATCTCAACACCCCTACTGTCACTACAGCAGCCATAATAGCAATGTATGTTCCGACAAATATTGCAGTAGTTGCTACGGTAAAATCTCTAATCATAAGCCTGCCACCTGCCCCATAGCGTAGCCTATGTCATATATCAGCTTAACTACTGTTGCTATAGATAAAGCGGTTAAAGCCCATACACAAGGCTGCTCCTTAATACTCTCTTTCATCACTACTGCTGTTCCTGCTACTTTGATTAGTGCTTTCATACTTCAACCTCCTATAAAGCCTTTAGAGCTGCTTCAAAATCAAAATTTTTCTTTCGCTTACGACTTCGCTTTATCCCATTAGAGCGATATTCCATATTCTCACGCATAACTTGTGTCAAAGCTTCGTCAACTAACGGAGGATCTAACCTATATACCTTCCCAATCCGAAGGTATGGGATAATCCCTTCACGACAATACCTTCTAATGGTATCCAGCGCTAATCCTCTGCTTTTCGCATATTCGTCACACGTCACAAGCTCCATCTTCCTGATCCTCCTTTCTTTCAATTTCATCAAGCCCTTTACTATCCTTAACATACTTTTCTTCAAACTCTTTAGAATTTAAATTTTTTACCACTTCGACAAACTTTGCCAAAGCTTCATCTTTCTTGTTCATGGTATATCCCTCTTTCAAAGTTGATATACCAGTCGAAGCGTGTTATAATGTTCTCGTCAGCTTCGGCTGGTTACAAGAAACACTCGCTAAACTTTTCCAGGGTACAGCGGGTGTTTCTTTTTTGTGTTGTAAAAGAACCTGCTCCTTCTTATAATGATTGTAGGAAGGAGGTGATTGTTATGGCAGACTATAGGATAAACCGCATTTGCCCCTGCAACGGACTTAATATTCACGTTGCACAACCGCCATGTTTATCATGCGCATTCTATGATATTGATCTAAGAGAATGTCGAGTTATTAGAACTGATCGGAATCTTCTAGCTGTACTTTCTTTTCTAAAACAAGTACGTAATTAGCATTACATTTCTCATTCACCAAAAACAAAATTTCTTGAATTTCTGCAGCAGTAAAGCCGTTGAGAATACTGGTAATATTTTCGACGGCTTTTTGTGTTTTATTTTCCATTGTTACTCTCCTTTCATATCCTTTCAATTTCATTAAGCCCCAATAACTTAAATACTACCTATATATTTATTGTCCGTAGTATAGAATTTATATATTGCTGTATACGGATCTTCTTGCGTACCCTTGCCTGTCAAACACTCAACTCTTATGACTGTTGCTAATTCAGCACCATCAATTCTACAAATTTCACAATTCGCCACACATACTGATTGTGTGGCATTTTCTTTTTCCATTACTTATACCTCCTTGTTGCGCTCCTTTGTTAATTGATGCCAATTCTTCCTCGTAGTTTCTGATTGTCGATAGCGGTATTTCAAAATGATCCGATATTTTAGCAGCAATAGATAACGGTAAATCTTCATAACGAATTCCATTTTCTATTCGAGAATATTCCTCTTGTCTAACACCTAAAACATTCGCCACAAACATTTGTGTTTCACCTTTATCATCGCGCAAGTTTTTAAGCCATTGACGCATATTCTCACCCCCTTTTTATGATTTTAATTCATTATATGACTTTAATTCATATTTGTCAAGCGTAATTCGCATATTTTTGTTTTGATAGTTGACATTTTTATGAGTGTAAATCATAATTTACTTAACAGACGGAGGTGAAAGAAACAAATGTTTGAAAATAGATTGAAAGAATTACGAAAGAAAAACAAATTAACACAAAAGGAACTCGGCGAAATTCTCAATGTAGATCAAACAACAATATCTAAATTAGAAACAGGCCAACAAACATTTACCTCTCAATTACTTACAGCGACAGCAAATTATTTTTCCGTTACAACAGATTATTTACTCGGAAATGAAATCCTTGACCCAACTTCTAAAATGCCTAAAGACCTCAAAAAAATACTTGACGAAGAAGAAATAACCCTCAACGGCCGGCTGATGTCACCAGAAGATAAAGAAAAAATGTTTCGTATCATTGAAGCTGCTTATTGGGAAGCTAAAGACCTGAACAGGAAAAACAAGGGCTGATAATATGTCCTACAATATTCCGTTACGTGTCCGTAACCTCATAAATAAAGTTGGATCAGCTGATCCATATGACATAGCCGACTATTTAGGCATAAAAATAAAAACCGTTGACACACCGGCATATGTCAACGGTTTTTGGCAGCAGATATTAAATCATAAATTCATATTCATAAATCAAAATCTTTGTGAATGGCAGCGAAAAGCAGTCATCGGCCATGAACTCGGTCACATTATTTTACACCCTGAATATAGTTACTTCTGCATGGATAGGCGCACTTACTATTGTTCACAACGCCATGAAAGCGAAGCAGATTTTTTCAGCGTCACACTCTGCAGCTACTCAATGGACATTGAAGAAAATTTTATAAAACTATTTCTGAAAGAAGGTTGGAAATGATGAAATTTAATGTAAGCTATATGAACATTGTTATAGACTTAGGATTTGTTTCAGCAATGAACGCTACAAATTATGATTTATGGTCTAAATCAATTACAGCTGAATTAGAACGCAGAGAACAAACGCCAGATGACAAAGATTATTATTTAAAAGCAGTTTGGACAATAGCCGAAAACTTTCCAAATGATATTATATATAACAAAGACATAATGCGTTCCGCCATGGAATATATCGGCCGTAAAAATGCTTTAGGAGAAAATCTTAAAACTACGAGAACTGTATTTTCTAAGGCTTATGGAGAATCAAATATTGCTTATCTTGATGCGGCAAATACTGGCATGTATGCCTTTCCACGTTCTTACAGAACGGCTACAAAAAGAACCTCTAAAAAGAAAACTCATAAAAAAGTAACTTCACGCAATCATTCCACCAGTAAAAAATGGACAGAAGAACTATCCATGGGAAACATAAATACCCCTGAATTACCTAACACTTCTATATCTCTCTGCAGATTAGATGATGAAAAATTCATTGTTATCTCAAAAAATAAAACTGAATGTTTTAATATTCCATTACAGTCAGCACAATCAATAGCCGTAACCATTGAAACCGCTATTGCTCAAGCTAAAAAGTTAAATTGGTTGTAAAGGAAGTGTCCAAACGATGTACGGCGACGGAACAATATGGTACGACAAAGCACGAAAAAAATATTGTTACGACTATTGTGACAACGACGGCAAACGTCACCGTAAACGCTTTGCCACCGAAAAAGAAGCCAAAGAATTTAAGAAAGAAATACGGGCAGAACGTGATAAAGGTAATCTCACAGCATCTTCTATTACCATTGGTGAATGGGTAATAGAATTTTTAGAAACATATCAAAAACCACACCTACGCAGCAGCAGTTTTGCAAGGCAAAAACAAAGTGCTAATAAGCTTGCTCCTATTGCACATATACCCATTGACCAGCTCAGCGGCAAAGAAATACAAAAGCTGTATAATAGCTATGACGGTGTTTTAAGTACCTCTTCAATAAGTAAGATACATAAGTTACTTTTCGCCGCTTACAAGAAAGCTGTGGCTCTGAGGATGGTACAATATAATCCAATGCAAGCTGTTGAACCGGTGAAAATAAAATATAAAGAAATGTCAGTATTTTCTTTTAGTGAACTTCTTCGCATCTTCCGTGTACTACGTACCAATAAATATTATAAAAAATACTACACATTATTTTATTTGCTCCTAGTACTTGGCTGCAGGATAGGTGAACTTCTTGCGATAAAATGGGAAGATATTGATTTTGATAAAAGAGAAATTTGTATACAACGCGCAAAAGACAGCGGTACCGGTCAAGTATTCCATGAACCTAAAACAAAAGCCGGTATACGTTACATCCCGATCGTCTATGATGCCTGTATAGAAAGACTAAAAGCTATGCAGACAAGCGGTAAAATCACTTATATAAACGGCTTCGTATTTTGTACTGAAAGCGGTAAAGCCCTTAACTATGGAAATATTCGACGTGCTTGGTTAAAGATATGTGAATTGGCCGGAGTAAATAAAAATATCCATACATTCAGGCATACATTTGCTACAGCAGCACTCACTAAAGATATACCTATCTTAGAAGTATCAAGGTGTCTTGGACACGCTGACGCAAACACAACCCTTAAAATGTACGGACATGCAATGCCAGGATTTAACAGACATATAATAGACCTTTTTCAGAAGAAAAAATCAAAGAGTGCGACCAAAACTGCGACCATAAATCAATAAAGCAAGTTATATCAATAGTTTTCAGACTTGTAACAAGCCCTCCGGAGCCGTGTGCGGTGGTTCGATTCCACTCGGGCGTACCAAT